GTATTTCTCCTTTGCAATAGAGGAGTGTACACGCACCTCGCTCCTCTATTCAGCGACACGCTTATGACACTTCCCTATTCAATTGGATAGAGATGTGTCAGCGACACGCCGAAGAATAAACTACACCGATGTAATTACGAAAATCGAAATTTTCTATTACACTCCTGTTCGTGCAGAACGGAATAAATCTATGTATCTGCTGAAGCGTAAGCGAAAGCAGGCGGTAGTTAAGCATAACTATCGCGGTATTCCAACTCATGTCTGTCCTTGTGGCTCAAAACTTTTTAGGGTTAATTGCATATTTCACGAGGGCGAAATTGCTATGTGGTTTACAGATGCAGAGTGTGCCTTATGTGGCGCAGAAGTAACTGTTCCTACACCAGAGGATTATGAACATGCCGAAGTATGACTTTAAGTGTAACGCCTGTGGCATAGTACAAGAGTTGCTATTGTCAGTAGTTGAAAGTTCAACTATTCCTAACTGCACATTGTGTGATGGTCCTATGGTTCGGGTATACACACCACCAGCCATATCGTTCAAGGGTCCTGGATTTTACAAAACAGATAACAGGTAATACGCTAAGTTTGCCACAGTATTTGGGGAAGTGCTGTGGTGAAGTAAAACTACATATCGGACAAATGCAAAAAAGCCCCCGCTCATCAAGAAAAATCTTGACGGCGGGGGTTCTTTTGTTTAAACAGTATTAAGTTATTTCGCTCTACCGAACTCAGTAGCCGATGGGTCTAGCCACTTCAACACTGGACCAAGGAAGCCTGCAAGGGCTGCCATGCCTAGTGTCTTGATGTCAGTTTCACCAGCGAGGTAGAGTGCGATTGCAGCAGATGCTGCAGCACGGAACCAGGTCAGCGATACTTGCTTTAGTGTTTCCATTTATTTGCCTTTCTTGTTTGCCTTACCATGAACCTTGCAGCAGGTACACACAGGTACCAAAATGGTACCTTTTGCTACCTTTTTCTTAGGCGTTCCGCCAATGGCTTCAGCCACTATCTGCTTGGCTAGGCTTGGTTGATTTCTCCACCAGAACCAAGGGCTGGTGTCGCCAGCGAACTCTGGTCTGATGGAAACATGTAGGTGTTTGGTGTGCTGATTACTACCCGTATACTTTCTGTCACCTTGACTCTTGTATTTGCGGGACCAAATCTTTCCATTGAAGATGAGATAAGAAACTCTGTCATCTTCTTTGAGCCGTTGGAATATCTCTGCACAGTCAATGCCGTTCTTAGGGTCATGGGTTAAGTCTACCGCAAGACCCGTATTATGGTCTGAGTTAGGACTTAGTTTTAAATGTGCAGTGGAAGGGAGTAACCCGTCTGAGGCTTTCTTTCTCAGGGGTGCAAGGGCAGTCGCCTGGCGTAGCATGGACAGAGCAGCAGGGCTGGCAACGCGAGCAACCTTGGGTTTCATCTTTCACTTCCTCAACACTTCTTTGACTAGTTCTGTTAATAGGTCAACTTTTTCTTCAAGGCTATTCACCTTGTCTTTTAGACTCCCGCCACCATTGGGTTTGAGTTCGTTTAAGTAATGCTTCACCAGCCAGCGAATCAGTGAGGCGAATCCGACAACGAGGGTGAGTATGGATACGGCTAATGCAGCCCAATCAGCAGGAGTCATATTTTTATCCTTATGTTTAAACGACAGTACGAGCGATTATCTGGAGAATTCCACCGTAGCCAGAGTAGTTTCCGTTAGGTGGTGTGGTGCGGGTGAAGGACACCTGCTCAATCACTGCCTCAATAGGTTCTCCGTCAGCAGTGAAATCTTGGATGATGATGGTTTCGCCTTGGGCTTCCATAGCCTCAAGTGCTTGCAATCTACCTAGTGCGTAGCCTTGGAATCCCATGAGGTTTTTGTTGCGGTCACGCTCCGAATCAAAACAAAAGACAGGGATTTGAATAACACGAGCGCGGGTAGGAGTAGGCAAAGCCTTAACAGAGTAACCATAAAGAACAGCGCCAGTCGTGGCATCTGTATCGTTACGATTGAGGCGGAACTTAAATTGCGCTTCAACTCCAACATCCGCAAAAACCGATGAGAGGTCGTAGTCATAATCTGTTGTACTCCCTTGGGCTGCAGTTCTAAACGCTGTTTCAACTTCATTTTCTACACGGAAAATATCAATGTCACCTTGTATTACACCTTCAGTACGCAACTTAATACGCTTCCAGGCTTTGTTCTCAAGGGTTTCGTAACGGATAATACCTGTGGTTAATTCACCAGACTCAACAAGTTCGGTAGCATGCTCAATGAATAGACCATCGCCGTTAACACAGAAAGCAATTCTTCCATCGCCAAGGTTAGCAACACCCTCTACTTTACCTGTGGTGCTTTCTGCATAAACATCTGTAGCGTAGGCATAGGTGCCATTAGACAATGGCTGTGATAGGTCAACACGGTATACGCCAGAATATCCAGAGATGCCAGAATCAACACCAGCAATAATGAACTTGCTATAAGCGCTCATTTTGTATATGCCAAGGTTTGACTCAAATATAAGTGGTCCGTAAGACAGGTCGCCAACCTCATTGGCTATAGCAATACGCAATCCTCTGCTTGTGCCGATTGCAACATAGGTGCCAAGGTATCCAAGCAAGCCCGTAATGTTTTCTCCACTAGGTAGAGTGATTACAGTCGTCATGGTATTTAAACTTCCATCGTTGGCAACAGTAATCTTATAGACAGTACCCTGTTCACCAGAGAATCCACCCACATAGATTGCCGCACCAGTTTCAGTTACAGCCCTAAAGGTATATCCAGTAGGAAGTGTTGTGCTTCCGTTAACTGGAGTAAGAGTGCTGAGGTTGATTGATGAGCCAGTGTTTCTATTTATTTCATATACAAATGTGCTTTGGTTTGTGTCATGAAAGCCAAGAATAAAACGGTTCTTAACATAGGCAATGGTTGCTTCTTGAGCGTTGGCTGTATTGATTGCATAGTCCTGATGCAGCGCAGGAGTATTCTCCTCAAATGAGTAACGCCATACCTTAGTTGGTGTAACCATCATTAAGTCATTACCACCCATGGCTACTGCAATGATGTTCTCAGTAAGTGATGTGTTATTAACAATAGTTGTTTCTGCATAGTCACTTACTCTGATACGCACAACGCGTGCTGTTTCAGTGGATGCGTACTTAACTAATATCAAATACTCAACCCCATCAATAATGGTGTTAAATACACGACTATCTCCAGTAAATGCTTCCTGCAAGAAAGTTCTACGCAATAGTGAGATTTGCCCTGGAACCCATGGATTTACACCAACTGATGAACTGAAGCGGAACCGTGCTTCCTCAAGGCTACCAACGATTGGCTCCTGATAGGTACTACCTGCTCCAAGATGAAAAGATGATTGGCTTCTAATCCAGTAGCCAGAACCAGAGAGTGACTGCTCACCTGGGTCGCGGAGTTGGTCAACGCGTTGAGTTCTAAACTCTGCAGTCTGCCTGCGGTAAGGAGTGTTGTCTGTGATAGCAGCAATGAAAGGCATACCACCAATAGCAAAGTCAAACTTATATGTGGTTGGGTCGTAGTAACTAGAGATGCGACCAGATAAGTCAATGACAACGCGTTCGGAAATATCGGGTGGTCTGCTATTTGCCATGTTTGCTCCTCATAGGTAATAGTTCGGTTAAGTCAATGGCTTCGTCAATGGTGAATTGGTGCTGTTTAGTGCAGTCACCGCAGTTTAAACACATGGTTTCTCCAATAAAAAATGAGCAGTTTAAACGCATGCTCAGGCGCTAGGACTTACTTAGGGGACTTTAAATAAGTCCTAAACTTATAGTTGATTATGTAAACTAATCCAGTTTTCTTTAAATACATCCCAAGAATACTTATTGTTTATGTACTTGATTTGTTCTTCTGGATTCCAAGAACCAGACTTTACTAAGTCAATGGTCTGAGTTAGTTTCTCAGCAAAGACTTCTGCATGTTTATTCTCATCCTCAACAAAAGGATAATGAATTCCGTGTCCCCCAGAAACCTCCATAAGGGAGCCATACTCTGAGTACAAAGGTAATAAGCCTGCTGCCATAGACTCAGCAAGGGATAAACAAAAGGTTTCGGGGTAGGTAGACGGATAAGCAAATATATGGCTACGCTCCGTGGAATCTTTTACAGTATCCCGTGGTGTTCTGCCATAGAAAAACACTCTGTCGTCTTGGTATACAAACTCGTTTAGGTCAGGGTCATAGGTATTGTAGACCTCTAGCCTAAAATCAGTATCAATCTTTTTAACTGCTTCAAGTAAAACAACTAAACCTCTGTCAGGGCTTGAGGTATGAATCAGTTTAATTTCTTTAGGGTTGTTAAACTTTTCAGGGTTATAGTTATAGTTCTCTATAGCGTTAGGTATTACTAGAATTTTATCTAACTCTAGTTCCAACTCTTTGGCTGTTTCTTGCTTGTGAAACTCAGAGGGAACTATGATATATCTAAGCATGTTTTTAAATATATCGTGTTTCAAAAACAAAGTAACATCTACATTAAACTGACTTGGAGTATTGTGCATCCAAACAATTATTGGTCTGCCATCTTTCTTAATATCAGTTAATGCTTTAGTTGGACCTGGTATCATATAGCATTGATATTGGTCTAACTTTGGTAGTAGTGAGGCAACTCTTTTTTCAAAGCCTCTACCCATGTATTCGGTACCGCCGTACACATGAAGGTTATATTTGAACGGTGTCCCCTTGTCCATTATTAAACCTGCTCTACTTCAGTTTCTTCTACAACCACTTCTGGCTTGATAAACATTTCAGTTAGCCAAGCCTCAATTTCTTCTACGGTTTCCCAAGGCTTACCTGAAGGATGTTGATGCTGATACCAAAACGGTCCATCAACTGATGGGTCTTTGTCTAAATCATAGCAATGAACCTGTGTTAGGTCATCGTTTATAGTGTATTGAAAGTAACCATTATTTTTTACAATCACGGTTTTACTCCCTCCCAAGTTAGTTTCATATTTTTATGATGTGTTACTTTTACCTCTGGGTCAAGCCATACATCAAAGCCCAACTCCTGCACTCTGTAGCACCAGGATAAATCCTCCCCTATTACTGGAAAGGTGTATTCCATGCCATTTATAGTATGGGTTGCTTCTGCTTGTTGGAACCAAGGTCTAGACATAAGTTCAAATACGCCAGACTTTATGGCAATAAAGCCAAATCCAACACCACTTACTTTTGTTGGCTCACCCATTTCAATAACCTCTGAATAGGTATATGGTCTGCCAAGTTTTTCAGCATAAGCAGCAACCGTGCCGTTACCAAACAAGTAAGCGCCAGAAACTATATCTTTGTCTGACTCGTATAGCCTAAGAATATCCTCTGGCTTCCAGGCTATATCTGAATCTATCCATATCAACTTGTCGTATGTTAGGTTGCCAGCAAAAGGTTTAGTGTTGCTAACATCATTATCCTTATTTCCAGCAAGGGTAATTTCTCTAGCATCTCCGACATGAGATGAATAGTCATTAACCCAGGTCCAGTTTATTTTTCTTTCAGCAAAGACCTGGGCGGTTTGAAGTAATGAATCAACATAACTACCTAGCATTGAGTGTCCAGGTGTTAAGATTACTATATTAGCGTGCATTGTCCCCTCTTTTATTTTATTATGTTGTTGTCATTGTTAGTGAGTTAATATCTGATTTTTTAGCAACATATCCAGAAGCGCTGTTCACAGCCCTGCCCGCCAAAGTAGCAGACCACCTTCTGTACCAGGTTGCACCAACAAAGCCATCTAAGCGCCACGAACCAGTTGGACCCATATTGTTTCCGTTTACTCCATAAACTAGATAAAATCTAGAAGTTGGATAATTTACAGAAGTTGATGGGACAGATATTGCTGCTGCAACGCCTGCGGAAACGCCTGTAGTAACTGCAGAAGCAGAAACTACTTGCCAGTTATTTCCATTAGTTGATGTGTAAACGCTTTGGTTGGTGGCACCAGCAGATACAAAATAACCATCTGCAAATATCATAGTAAATAATTGGTTTCCAACAGAAAGAGTTGTCCGATAGGTTACATCACTTGTTGTCCAGTTTATTCCGTCAGTAGACCATACTATATTTCCAAAAAGACTAGCAGCAGTATAAACACCATTGCCATAGGCAATATCTTGTACAAAGTCATTAGATGGTAAATTAGATGTACTTAGAACGTTCCAGTTATTACCACCATTTGTAGACATAGAAATTCTTGCAGTACTAGCAAATGTAAACCAGTTTCCATTAAGGTATCTAAGGTTCTGCCCCATTTGGTTTGACCCAAGACCAGAATCTCTAGTAGTCCAAGTTGTACCATTTGTTGATACAATCATGTGACCAATTTGACCAGCAAAAATATACTTAAAGAAAGATGAACCTGCCTCATATCTACCGATACCTGCTGCAGCACCTGCGACAAATGCTCTAGAGGTCCAGGTTGTTAGATTGGTAGAAACAACAATTCCATCACTTCGGTGTCCTGCTATATAAAAACTTCCATCATAAATTACATTGTAAGCCAACGTTGCTGGAACCTGCACTAAAGTAAAAGCATCATTATTGGTAGAGATATAAATGCCACCAGTCTGCGCTGCCATAGGGTTGGAAATGGCACCTGAAATAAACAGATAATCATTGATATAATCTACTGATGAAACCCAACCAGTAGATGTGATGGGACCGTTTTGACCTTCCCATCTACTTTGAACCCTAAGTTTAAAGTTACCACTAGCAGTGCTTGTTATGACTCCAGAAACTGAAGTAGATGCAGAAGTAGCAACGCTTCCAATATAAATTCCTGCAGTTGCGCTACCGCTAATACTAACTCCATATTCATAAACACCAGGAGGGAGTGATTCGGAATTATCTTGAGCAATTACAAAGTTTGTTCTATTTCCTATTTCTCCATAAGTGCCACTAGATATAACCCCACCAGCAGAAATAGAATCAGATGGCTCAGGATATACTTGAATAGTCATTAGGCAATCTCCACTCCGCTAATGTGAAAGTCTACTGAGGTTGATGAAGCAAGACCCTTAATGGTTTGAGTTGCTGGCAATACCTGCTTAAGGTCAAAGGCAAATGTTGTGTTAGCAGCAACAGCCACGGAGCCAAGTAAGTCAATATCATTAAGTTGTATTGTAGCAGTAACTGAAGCCGTGGTTGGGTTACAGATTACTATGTTAGTGACCACTGCAGTTGAGCCTGAAGGGGTTGTGTAGAGGGTTGTGGATGTTGTCGCTGCTGCTGTGCGAGCGAGGACTTTAGATACGACAGCCATTAGTTACTGTTTCCTTTCTAGAGAAGAACGCCCATAAGGGTTTTAACCTCAAGGGATTGAGTGTCCACCTCTGCCCAAGAAGCAGAAGTGCCATCGGTTGTTAGATATTTTCCAGCCTGACCTGACTGGCTAGGTACTACATAAACTGAGGCTGTGTCTAGGCTTACTGTTACAGCCCCTGAAGTTCCGCCACCTGTTAAGCCAGTGCCAGCAGTTACTTCAGTAATATCAGCAGCGCTTGGAGCAACCCAGGCAAGACCTGATGTAGTTGCGGAGTCAACAGATAGAACATACCCATTGGTTGCAGCAACTGTTAGGGCTACAGGAGATGAAGGACCATCTGCTGCAATAAGAGTTCCCTTAGCGGTCCAGATAGCCTTATCTACGAAGTTGGCTGTATCTGGAGCAACAATATCCCAAGCACTACCAGTATAAACTTTCATACCAGGTAGCACTGTGTTGAAGTACAAAGCGCCAGTTAATAATGGGTTGCCGTCATTGTCTACTGTTGGGTCAGATGACTTATCTCCAAGGTACCTATCATCAAACTGGTCGTAAGATGCAGCAGCACTATTGGCAGAAGTTAATGCGCTAGATGCGGAGGTAGCAGCAGCAGTAGCGGAAGCAGATGCGCTTGTTGCGCTGGTTGCTGCTGCAGATGCTGAGTTACTTGCTGAGGTAGCAGAGGTTGTAGCAGCCGTTGCCGAGTTAGCAGCAGAGGTGGCAGATGTTGCTGCAGCAGTGGCTGATGCACCAGCACTTGTAGCGCTAGTAGCAGCAGCAGTAGCCGAGGCAGAAGCAGAGGTTGCTGAAGTAGCAGCAGCCGTAGCACTAGAAGCAGCAGAAGTTGCTGAGCCTGAAGCAGCGCTTGCACTGGCTGATGCTGAAGTTGCCGAAGTTGCAGCAGCAGTTGCACTTGCTGCAGCGCTGGCTGCAGAAGTTGCTGCTGCGGTTGCAGAGCCAAGAATTGAATCTACATAAGATTTATTAGTTGCATCATTGTCTGTTGTTGGAGTTGCAAGGTTAGTAATCTTTTGGCTATTCATTGAAAACGCGCTAGTGGGCGCAGCCAAGTCAGTTACCTTGTTACTGGTAAGTACTACAGTTCCAGTTAAGTCTGGTAATGTAATAGTTCTGTCAGCCGTAGGGTCAGTAACTGCCAATGTGGTTTCATAAGCATCTGCCGTTGTTCCTTCAAAAACAATAGATGCGTTACCAATTACACCTGTAATAATTGGGTTTTCAAGAGTCTTGCGAGTAAGGGTTTGTTGTGCATCTGTACCAACCACATCACCATCATTAGCCTGTAATCCATGAACATGTGTTTGATTAGCCAAAGCAAGTATTGCTTCGTCTGTGTCATAGCCACGAGCAGCAATATGAACCTGTGATTCCCAGAAGTCACGACCTGATACACCGTGGCGAACCACTGCACCAGCAGAGTGGGCTACAGCCTGTGTTGCATCAGAGCCACGAGTTACTGTAAGAGTTGTGCTATTACCAGAGGTTACAGTTAGGACTTCTTCTTTAGAAGTGTCTGGGTCAACGATTAGCGTATATGGAAATGATGTCGGGAATCCGCTAATGGATGCGACAATAAATGATGTGTATGACTGTCCCTGCGACTGTGCGGGGATAGATGCTTGGAGCGAGGTTTCTACTGCGGTTGAGGAGTAGTACCGCGCTGGTGAGCCTGGGTCGCCTGCTGCCATTTTCTACCTTATCTCTGATAGTGCGAACGGATTGGATACTGACGGCGTTGGTTATTCGCCACTTCGTTTAAACGCTGTTGATAAATGTTGTACAAGAATCTGGAAGCGTTCTGCCCTGAACCATTTGGGCGCACGCCATCTAAGATGTCTGCTGCTGCAGACTGTGGACCTAGGCGTGATGGGTCCAAGAACGAAATCATGCGGAAGGCTGCACCATAAACAACAACATCTTCCGAGTAGGATGGAAAACCAGTGACTGTTTCATATTCTTGGTTGTCGCTTGTCAGAAGCGTTGGGCGCTTGCTGTAAACAACATGGATAGTTTGTCCTGGGATAATTCCTGAATAGATTGATAGGCTCTTTGTAGTAGCAAAGGCATCTGAATCAGCAGTTCTATCTAGTTGCCATCCACGAGCAGGGAACCACTCTTTGGTTGGACCTACGATTGAGTAGGTTACAGATAGGACATTTTGGACAGCAGCAGGAATCTCATAGGAGTACTGTGCTGCGATGTAATCAAAGTCGTATGTGCCAATAGCAAATACCATTGGATACATAGCATCAATAGTGTTGTTAATGGCGTTCTTAATCTCTTGGCGTGGAAACAGCGGAGCCATAGTTACCTTGGCATTTTGATTGTGAGCAGCAGCAGTTGTGCCACGCTGCGCTCTACCCCAAGGTGCAATGGTTAATGTGTTAGCCACATTGTCAGTAGAGTTGACGAATACAATTTCATCATCAATCTGTACATAACCACGACCAATTACTGAAGCATCATAAACGCTCATGGTTGTTGCTGTGCTAGTGGCATTGCTAACTAACCAAGAGGCAGGCTCTGTATTCTCTGTGTAGCCATGTAGCACCGCTTCAACGCGGTCTGCTAGTTGTGCAAATGTACTCATAGGTTAATGCTCCTTAATGCAACCACGGCTGATAGTCCAGTTGTGCCAGCAAGTTCATTGCAGATGGCGTTTAAACCTTTATAGTTATTTGGCTGGCGAGTAGAACTAGCCTTGTAATTAAGGGCAGCAATAAGTCCTAAGCCACTTGTGCCAGCCCATGCGTTAGCGGCACCCTGTGGTGCCTCATAGACTGTATAAACGGGGTATGTACCGCCATTGGCTAGACGGTTAAGTTCTCCCGTAAGGGTACTTCCTGCTACTCCTGTTGCCATTACTTGCCTTTCTTCTTAGCCTTGCGAGCCACTGCCGCGTTATCTACTAGGTTCGGATACTTCCGACCCGCAGCCTTTGCACGAGCCTTGGCTGCAGCCTTCTGTGCAGAAGTAAGTTTTGTAGATTTCTGTTTTGGATTCTTCTTGTCCCAAAATGCTTTACCCTTCACCACTTCACCTTGTCTGCCCAATACGCTGCGCTCATCTTGCCCTTAGCAATGTTCTTTGCATGGCGTGCTTTAAATGATGCTTGGCGCTTTGTAGGCTTCTTGTCGCCTGATACACCTTGTTGACCGAAACGGATGGTCTTTACTTGTTCACCAGATTTAGCAACCACAACATGTGATTTAGTTGGGTGGCTTGGTGTGCGCTTTGGTTTATTAAAACCTGACACGCCAGCCCTCGCTAGGCGAGGGTCGCGCTTGTTATTAGCAGGCATTACTTAATTCCGTAGTACCGCTTGATTTGCTTTAGTTGACTTTCAGTAATTGGCATCTTGCGAATTACTTTGTCATCTGGAGAAATTCTTGGAACTGGCTTCTTTGAACCTCTTACAGGCATAGGTTGAATCTTCATGTCTGGCTTGCCTGGATTTTTTGGACCTACGATTGGTCTACCCTTATTTGGTCCTGATGCTGGTGATGCCATTATTTGCTACCTTTCTTAGTGGTTTTCTTTTTAGCCTTACCTGCCACAGATAGGGCAATAGCAACCGCTTGCTTACGGTTCTTAACAACTGGAGCCTTCTTTGGACCCTTTGGGTCACGACCACTATGTAGTGTGCCGCGCTTAAACTCTCCCATTATTTTGGCTTCTTTAGTTTTCTTTTTCATTAGTCATCTTCCCCATCTTCCATGTCCTTGTAAGACATGCCCATGGGTACTTCGCCAATACGAACGATTGGCTTGTTGTACTTCGCTACATCTGGAGCCTTTGGTAGTTGTGTAGGTGTTCTGCCACCAACGCCATAAGGCGTTACAGTTCCGAAGCAATTGCACTCAATGCACATTGTTATTCTTCCTCATCTTCGTAAATGTCCTCATCTTCAATGGTGGGAGAGGGCAGTCCCCACAGCGGTTCTGGAACGATAGGTTCAATCATCATCATCTTCCTCCAGCATCCGCTTAATCTCATCCTCAGATGGGGCTTGGTATGAAACCCAACTTGGATAAGAGTCTTTGTCTATGACAAAAGCCATGGCTACATCAGACTTAAAGCCTGCTTTTAATAGAGCGTGGTAATACTCATTGAGCCAAATGCAGTACATTTCCAGTTCTGTATATGACTCATCCTTGACTGTACGCACACGCTTAACTGGTTGTTTCTTCTTTGGTGGTTTGCGAGCAGCCATGGTTTCCTCTCTATGCTCCGTATGCCTTGCCTGTTTCGTTTGAAATCCTTACTGCTTCTTGAACCTTTTTCATACTGGTTCCTGCGGGCTGTATGCCCTGTGCGCGGGCATCTCTATATGCCTGCAATTCTTTATCCCATTTTTTGGTAGATGTCTGCAGGTTAGAGTTGGCATCTCCTGTATTCATTACAAGAGTTCCAACCTTGCAACCAAAGCATCCTTCTACGAACTCTGGATGGGTCTGTATTTGATGTAGGTTCATGCTGGTGTTATGTACGCTCCGTAGCCTTGAGCAGTTAACTCATCGGCTGTCTGTTGGGTAATTAGAGTTGTAGTTCCACCTAAGTAGAACTCCTCAGCCTGGTCTACTTGCACCTGGCTTGGGTATCTGAACGAGGAATACACACCGTTTAAACGCAACACTGAGATACCACGGGCTATCTTGTAGCGAGCAAAGAGGATGTTATCTCCTGCTGGTGTTTCATCTACCGAAGGGGTAGTGAAGTTATACATTGACATTAAGCCTCCTAATGGACTCACCCCGAAGGGATAGACTTTTCAAATTTGCCTATCCCTCAGAGTCAATCAACTACAGAGCAGCGATTGAGGAACCAGTTTCAATGCGGTATAGCGCCTCTTGACGGTAGATGCTCCATCCGAGAACACCGTACCAACCGATTGGGCGGAAACGCATCAACTTATCAGTTACTGGTCCGATAACAACATTTGGCTCTTGTGCAACTGCCTCAGCCAATGCCTGCTTTCCAGCAAGGATTGTTGAGAATACGCGAGTTACAGGAGTTACAGTTACAACAGTAGTTGCAGTAACTGCAGCAGTGTTAGCGGTATCAACAGTAATTGTGGTTGTTGAACCTGATGTTGCGATTGCAGTAATCTTGGCACCTGAAGCGATACCTGTTCCAGCAATCTTGTCGCCTACCTCTGCACGAGATGCGATTACAGATGAAGAAGCAACACCGAAGGTGAAGCCTGCTGATACACCAGCAACAGTTACAGTTGTGGTTGCAAGAGCGGTCTGGTCAGCACCTGACTTAGCAGAGTACATGCGTGGGTTCTCAATGTAGAACGCACCTTCGTATGTTCCGATTGAGCCAGCAAATAGGTTGCCAAGTGATGCATCTGTGTGTAGGTGGGACTCACGCCATCCGACAGAGCCTGTTTCGGCACGGAGGTCGTGTGATACTTCTGGGTGAATACCAACCCAGTATAGGCTTCCAGCGCGTGGAACAGCCTTGTTTGAACGCAACTTAGCAACAGCCTTGCGTAGGTCAGCAGAATCAATTGTGTCTGATGCTGTGATTGTAGCAGTGGATGTGCGAGTTCCGCCGTAGATAACATTGGTACCCTGGACAAGGACATTTTGTGCCACTGTGTCTAGTGAGTCAGCCATGTTGTAAGCGATGATGTCTGCAACAGCAGGGTCAACATCTGATAGTGAGAACAACTGTAGTTTACGAGTTACAAGTGATGCATTTCCGTACTCGCCAAGTGTGACGGAAACGGTGTCTACATCTGATAGTGCAACTGCATCAACATCGGTAGTTTCTGCAAGTGTAGCGGTTGCAGGTGTCAAATCGTTGTAGAGTGAGAATACAACGGATGACCCTGGCATTGCCTGCTGAGCAGGCTTCTTATCCGCAACAGCACGAATCATCGGCTGAGCGCGGAGGGCAAATTCAACATAACGGTCATACGCTGTCTTTACTAGACCAGCGAGAGCCGAGGTGTCTGTATATGCCATGTGGGTTCACCTCCTGGTGATTGGTTGATGTATGGGTTATTTATTGCAATCCAAGGAGTGCATCTAGGTCCTCACGAGATTTGGCTGAGGCAATCTTTGCAAACGCATCTTCGTCAATATCTGGCGCAGTGCCAGTGGCGACCATGTTGTTGATTCTTGCTTGTGCCAAAACTTCTGGACTCTTTTGTACAGGCTTTTCCTCAGATGGAGTTTGGATTCCAAACACATCGCCATATTCATTAACCCAGTTATTGATTGCTTCCTCAGAAGTATCAATATCTTGTGGGATAAATGCAGCAATCTTTGGGTTTAATCCCTTAGCCTGTAGCACATCCTTGACAGTACGCTGACGGGTCTGAGTTTTCAGACCGCTCAACTCCTGCTCTAGTTCTTTTGCACGCTTTTCTAGCGCACGATTTACTTTGCGGAGTTGACTGACAACATCGGTTGTTGTGTCGTCATCTTCGTCATCGTATTCATAATTGGTAGCCATCTACCTATCTCCCTTTTGTTAGTTGTATTCGCAATCCACAATGCAATTCGGGGAAATTACATTGGCTATTGCTGCCAGACTTATACGCCTCCCTGGGCTGGTCGGTCAGGGTAGGGATTCTTTATATTTGAGCCGTGGTTCCTAGACTTCCAGCAGTCAAACCACCTCTGCCACTAAAGCGTGCGCCTTCACGGGCTGCTCTGCGCTCTGAGGCAAGTGCTGCTGTTACATCATCGCCAACTACTGCACCGATTGCTTCAAGGTCTGAGTACGACTGACCTTCAATCTGAGCCAAGCGGCGTTGCGTTAGAGAAAGTTGTCGCGCTCTCTGGAACTCTGTGCGTAGCGCACCATAGCCAGTGTCACCCACTGCTGATATAAGCGCTGCTGCTTGGTCAGTACCCATGATGTCACGACCAAAGCCTGCGACCTGAGATGCTGCACCAATTTCAGAGATGCGAATTTGCTTCCTAATAATATCCATACCCTTAGTTGGGTTAAGTAGATAAGCAATAACTCCGCTTTCATCTACCTCTGGATAGAAACTCTTAAATGCTGCGGTTACATCTGGGTTTTCTTTAACCCGTGTAGAAGCAATATTTACACGCTCCTCAAACTCACGAGGAGAAACTTCGTTGGCTATGTACTTACCAAGTTCTGTACGGCTACCTAAAGTGGCTGTATCTAAACCATAAGCACGAAGGGTCTGTAAGTAACCGCGTTCATTAGAGATGTAAGTAGCCTCATTTATGGCACGCCCTGCAGCACGAAGTGCAGCCATACCAGGAAAGCGTTGTTTATATGACTCAGACTTAGGTAGTTCCATTTTAATTTGAGAAACTGTGTAGTCCAACTTAATCATGCGGTCTACTTCATCAGCCAAATCTGCTAGACCAAGTTCGCCAAGGGCTGCTTTAAAGTCTTGCTGTGCTGTACGGCGAGCCTTTGTTTCAATTTCTGCTGCTGTTAGTGAACCTGATTCAGTGTTTCCACTGGACTGTGCAATACCATTGTTATAGGTGACACCACCAAGTACGCCATTAAAGGCTTTGCCATTGAGTGTCAATGGGTCGCCAGCAGTACCTGAGCCTGAGTAACTAGCACCATTATTGTTATTATTTGTGGTAACAATTACGCCATTATTGTAAGTTCTTCCATTGTATGTACCAGTAAATGGTGAACCATTTAATGTTAATGGGCTACCTGTGGTTCCTGAACCAGAG